TGCATATAATACTCTACCGATATCATATTCGTCTGCTAAATCTTTTAATGCTTCTTTTGCAATTGGTGGTGCACCTGTTGGTCTGTATATTTTTTCAAGTTCGTCCATCATTTCACCATAACCTTCGTTTATTGATTCTTTAACAATTTGTTTAAAAAATGTTTTTCTAACGGTATCTTTTTCATTTTGTAATATATTTGCTAATTTTTGAACTGATGAACTCTTAAAGTTTTTTGGAAAGTATTTTTTATAGTTTTGATAATTTGCATTATCTGGTGTATATCTCATAAACATAAATGTATTTGCAATACCTCTAATTAAAAGTCTATCATCACTTACTTTTTTAAGAGCTGGATTGATTCTAAATAAATTATCTTTTATTTCTTTACCGATTTTTAGTAATTCTTTTCTGTTTGAACCGGTGATTGCTTCATTTACTTTTTTATATCCACCGACTTCTGGACTTTTGTGTCCAACTGCTGAACCACTTGAGAATGCGTGTGGTGTATCGTAATGACCTGTTCCGGTTCCGTCGATACCTGCTGTTGCGGTTGTAGAAACTTCTTCAAGTTCTTCGTCTTTTTCTAATTCTTTAATGACGACATTCTTGATATATTCTTTTAATTTAGCTATTTTGTCGTGTTTGGACATTTTTGATTTCCTTAATAAGTTCATAATATCTCATCAATGCAACCACGTGTTTATCTTTCACGACTTTACCTTTTGTAGCTGTGTCTGTGTAGTCAATCGCTTCTGATAATTTAATTTTAGTAATTTTATCGTTCACTTTTGGAAGTAATGACTTTAGAGCTTTTTTGATTTTAATTACTTCAGTATCGATAAACTCTTTTAATGAATTTGTATTAGATACATTGTTGATATATTGTTTCAACAAGTTTTTTTGACTTTCATCAAGAGATTTATACTTTTTATTAAACTTATCTACTAATAATTGATAACTTAACAACCTTAAATCTTTGTCTTGTGTTGAATATTCACTTAAATTCTGTTTTTTTACTCTTGTTTGTTTAGATTGAGTAATATGTTCAGTTATAGTGATTGATGAATCAGTTTTTTGGACTGGACCAAAGTCTTCTTTGCCGGTTTCTGTTTGAAAAACACGATATACTGATGCCAACACTTTAAAGTTTGGTATTCTGGTATTGAAGAATTCTTTTATATCATAATTCTCTTTAATTGTTTTAATTAAATTGTATTTTTCATTTGCCAAACGACGATTTGACAATTTTCTTCGACTTTTGACTACCGCTTCTAATAAAGAAGATGCGTGAGTCAAGTTTTTGTATTTTTTGTTTAATAAGATTGAATATAATTCGTATTCTTTACCTAATTCAGTATTTTTGTTAAAGAATTCTTTAAACATTTTGACTGATTTAGCTTCTTTCTTGTCATTTATCACATCTACCGTGATTTGACGAGATAAAAGTTCATAAAGAATACCTGTATTCTTTATCTTATTATGTTTTACATAAGACATTTGAGCTCCAAAGTATTTTTGTGTATTTTATCAATAATAAATATAAAACTTTCAAGAAATCGGTATTAATTATCCCCATTTTCCTCTTTATATTCATTATATTCTTTTTCTAATTCATCTACTTGGTTAGTTTCTTGTATTATGCTTTTTGACTTTTTACCCATAGTTTTTTTCAAAGCATCGTAGTGTGCTAATGCCAATGGTCTACGATTTTTTGTTTGTTTACCCAAAGGGTCACGACCTCTTGCTCCACTATCTTTGAATGGTTTGTTCATTTCTTGTGGACGACCACCTTGTTCGTCTTCTGGTCTATCATCTTCTTCATCATCTGAAAATGGGTCAAAGATAGAACCTGCGACTGAATCATCTTCTTGTGGTTGTTGGTCTTGTTGACCACCAAATAATCCTGGTGATTGCATATCACTTGGTGTTCCAACTGATTCACCGGATTGTTGTGGGTCATTACCTTCCATTTCAATTTGTGAGTGTCTGAATTTCTGTTTTTGGTCTTCAATGATTTGACTTTCAATTTCTATCTTCTCGTCAGAAGAGAAATTAAATATATTATCATACACCCAATTTGTTGGTAGAATTTTATCACTAATCATATCACGAGCTAATGAAACTTTTTGTCCCCACAATTCAATCTTTTCTTGTTCATACATTGTTGAAGGACTTGCTAAATCTAATTCAAAATTTACTAAGTCTTCATCTGTGTATCCTTGTGAATACAAGTGAACAACTGCGATTTTTGTTAACTCGGATATAATAATTCTTTGTATTCTTTCAATGGTTCTGGCAAATCTTACATCTTCTGCTGCAAGTGTTGCTTTACCACCGACATTTTCATCAAATCCTAAAAATGCTTTCGGTACTCTTAGTGATGCTAATAATTTATTTTTTAAATATTCAATGTCTTCGGTTGAATCATAATCAATACCACCCAATTCATTGATTTCAGTTCCACTATCTCCACCTCGGACCGGCATAAAGAAGTCTTCTGTTAGGTTTTGTATATTGTATTTTAAATTATACTCGCCTGTGGACTCGTCTATAAATGGTGTTTTCTTCATTTTGTTGATAATTCTTTGCATATAATTGTCAACTTCTGCTGGTGGAATATTACCGATATCAATCTTGAATACTCGTTTAGAAGGTGCTCTCATAATTCTGTGAATTAACATTGCGTCTTCCATAAGTGTTAATTGTTTCCAAATCTTTCTTGTGGACTCCACCATAGATTTTCCGTAAGGTAAGAAATTACTATCGTTTGCTAAACGGAAGTGTGCGATTTGGAAGTTTTCAAATTCTACTTTTTTACCATTGTTGGCTTTTTGTCCAAAATGTGGATTTGCTCCCTCAATTGATTCTAAGTAGAATTTAGTGTAGTAAGGATTTTCTGGGTCTTCTCCCTCTGCTCTTACGACTTCATAAGGTGATAATGGAACTACATTTGTGATTCCGTATTTATCACTAATGTCTAAGTATAAAAAGAAATCTCCATACTTAACCATATTACGAACCCAAGGCCATAAATTAAATTCAACATTCATAATGTCGTAAAACAAATTATGTAGAATTTCTTTAATGTTTTCATTTTCTGATTTAATCGTAATGACTTGACCATATTCACCTTTCATTGTGGATTCATCTGAATAAATGTCCAACGCTGATGAAATGATTGGGTCTGAATCCATTGATTCATAATCTTTAAATAATGCTAATCTTGCTGCCATTATTTGATGTACGGTTGAATAACCTGTTCCGACTAAATCTAAGTTGTTGTGTAGTTTTGTATACCTGTCAACTAAATGTGATTTAACCTGTTTTTGAACTTGGTCTGTATCGGCGATTTTTAGTTTTTTACCACCGACATTACGAACAATTACATTTGTACTGAATAATCGTTGTAATCTCCCAAATAATGTTGTATCTGCCATAATATCCTCACTTTACAAGAGCCAATCTAATGACTCTTTTTCTTTTCCTGTGTCCCACTCCCAACTATCGTTTTTGTTATCGTTGGGTGTGTATAAACCCTCGTTGTCCATCATACGACTGAGAGTTTTCTTTGTTAGTTCTACACCTTGTGTTCGTAGTCTTAATGCAGTATCACGAACCCAAAGTCCAATAGCAAAAGACATAACCAAATCATCATTGTATCCGGACATTGCTTCTGCTCTATTATTTATATAGACGAAAGTCAATAGTTCATCAATCAAACGATTGGAACGAACCACTACACTATCCTCTCTAAAAAATTCTTCTAACTTACTAATAATTAGTGGTCTGGTCTTAGAAGTCGTTGAAAAACCAGCAACCATATTTCTTTCTTGTCTGTTGATTTTGTTGTTCATTTGGTGTTGAACATCAACATATTGTAAGTCTTTACTTGTATAAAATAAATTAGGATAATCCCTATCTATTACTTGTTGGATTGTTGCCCAACCAATATTATTGTTTTCTACGATTAGTAAAGCATCATTATATTCTGTTGCTACACTAACCAACATATTACCAAAATCTTTTGTATTGATACGACCTTTGTATTCTGCTACTTGTGTTAAGGTTTCTAATTCAATCACGTGAAAAGCAGAATAGTCTGCTGAATCTCCTCTACCGACA